TCACGGTTCCGCAAGGCATGTTATCGGTTCCCATGTATGGGAAGGCGAGCATGACGGGAGTTGTAACAGCATCTTCGCTGGTTTCGGAATTGTCTTCCGTCGCCACCTTCATCGACGAGTTGAGCGTGGTGTAATCTCCGATATACAGCCATCTGCCCATATCTCTCGTGATGGTTTCTCCGTCTGCCTCCTGCTTATACTGCAGCATTCTTACTTCCGGTATCATCTCCGGTATCTCCACGTCTTGCGTATCAATATCATCTTCGCCTGAATCGTAGCTCTGAGAGCACTCCCCTATCTTGGTTTTTACCTTGTAGTTGCCTGAATATCCGTCTTTATAGAAACAGCCGTCTTCGTTATTGAAGTAGGCGCCAGAGTTCTTTGCTACCATATCCTTGATATCGTCATAGCTGTCTTCTGCGTCGCTGTCTACCTGGTGTTTCGTGCGCAGAACCACGCGCTTGTAGTCTGATGCAGCCTTATAAGATAAGGTAGGCTCTTCGGTCATCTGCCTGGTAAGATCTGCAACGGGAGTACTATCTACCACATCTCTCAAGAAGATGATATCTGCAGTATGGGATCCTTCGTCTGATATGAACTCGCAGAGGAACTTTTTCCGAAAAACCGAGAGGAGATCTGAAACCGATACGTCCGGAAGAAGATCCTCGATACGGATATGCCCGTTCACCATCACGTCTATCACATTATTGAGCAGTACCATCTTGTTAAATGGTTTCGTCTTGGTGAAGAAATTCTCCTTGAGGTCATAGCCGAAGTATTTGAAAACACGCTTGAGAACATAGTTGGCACGGATAAACGGGGAGATGTAATAACCCTTATCCAGACTGATCGGTATTTCGTTTACATATTCCGTTGTCGGATATATGTTCCAGAAGGTATTGTCTCCTGTATTGCAGAGAACTACTCCGTATGTTTTCGGGGCTGCCACATACTCGTAACCGCCACCTTCCTTGTATCTCCAGTAACTTGCATTAGGCAGTTCCTGAAGCTTACCCAGCTTGTTCAGTATCTTATAGGTATATTCCTTATCCATGCCCGAGTCGTCGGTAAGCAGAACAGGGAAGATATCATAGTTCTCGTTCTCTCCCCCTACGAGCGATCTACAGAACTCGATACACTCGTCTACGGTTGTACATCCTGCTATCATCTCGCCCTTGAAGATATCCTTCAGCTTAACGTTCTGTATCTTAGAATAGAAGGATCCGTCGTTGATATAGAAGGAGGAAGAGATGTTTCCCTTGTGCTGAGCCGAGAGAATAATCTGCCGGCATTGGGCGAAGTACTCGCCGTCTTCGATGCTTACGTTCGTAGCCACCATCTTTTCTCTCAGACCGAAGGTATCGGGATAATTCAGTATCATGCGGTTGTAGTCGCTTGCCGGAATATCCAGAGGAGAGGTTGTCTCCCCGTAATCGTTGAAGAACGGATTGGTACGTTCTACCTCCAGCTTAGCGTCTTCGCTAAGCTGGTAGGCTTTTCCTTTATCCAGATTTGTTATTTTCATGTTCAGAAGATTTATTTTTTAGCAAACTTTCTCGCCTGGTTTCTCAATTCCTGTTTGGCATCCAGATCCGAGAGCGAAACGAACGAGCGGATTCCATCTCTCCTAAGCTCTCTGAGCAGTTCCAGGAGCTCGTCATTATTGCGTCCCGACGTAGCATTTACTGCATCACGATGTAGCATTTCCTGCGTCCGGACGTAAAAATCTGCCCCTCCTGATGCGGTTTCAGGACTAGCCTGAACTGTCTTTCGGGCGATGCTTCCACCTAGTGCCCTGCCCTGCATAGCCATAAGATACTTGCTCATATCGAAGGTTCTGATCTGTCCGGCGCGTTGGGCTGCATCCATCAGGTTGATGAGTGGAGCGATGGTAGGATTCTCCAGGGCTGCATTCGATGCCACCCATTCCTTGCTTCTGCCTCTAGGTCCCTCGCCTACGATGACGGTAGGATGATCTACATATCCACGCTTACCTGGTGCATACTCGGCGTTGAAGTGTTTGCCGTCCTGCTCGCGCTCTACATCGATGCGTCCGCCACTCTCGCGTCCGCTTGCCACGCGGGAGCCTACTGAAGAAGAACCGCTGGCGGTTCCGTTGAGAGTCATGCGCTTCACCTTCTGGCGCTCGGCATTTGCCACAGCCAACTGGGCTGCACCCGTCACGCCCATCAGGGCTGCAGCAATACTTCCGGCAATCGGACCCAACTCGCTGTATGCCTTCATGATAGATACTGCAGTATTGGAGATAATCTGAGCTACCTGCATGGCAAAGTTCACGTCGGCATACTTTTTCTGTATCTTCAGCTTTTCGTTGGCTTTCTTCTTCTCGAGTTTCTCCTGAAGTTCGGTATTACCCTCAGCTGCCTTGATCTCTGCGTCATACTTTGCATCGATGTTCGCCATCTCGGCATTCTGCAACGCAGTCACGGTATTGCTGAAGAGCTCTGTGTAGTACTGAGCCTGCTTCATGAAGGAATCTCTCTTCAGCTGCTGCACTTTCTGCTCATATTCCTGCTGAGTGATATATTGGTTGTCGAGTGCCTGCTGAAGTAACTCCAGTTGCCGGTCGTATTCGCTCTGCTGGTCGAAACCGAGAGCCTGCCTAGCCTGCTTCTCCTTGTCAGCCTGTTGGGCAAGCTGCTCATTATGCTTGGCAGTATATTCCGCCTCTATCTGAGCCTGAATATCTTTATACGCCTTATCCAGCTGAGTAGTATCTTCCCCGTTCTGCTTGGCAAGGTTGAGCGCAGCCTGATAATATCCCTTCAGAACTTCCAGTTTCTGGTCGCGTTTCTGTTCCAGGGTCAGTTCCTGCTGCGTCTCGCCTTGCTCCATCACCTTTGCCAGGGCATCCTGGTAAGCCTGTTCTACTGCCACCTGCTGCTCGAAATGAGCCTGTTCTGCAGCCCGAAGGTTCGCCTGCTGTTTATCCTGGAGTGATTTCTTCTTCTCGCCATCCTTGATATTAATGTTCTGCGACTGCTCACTATACGAGGTTTCGATGGCGAGGATGTTGGCGGTATGCTGGGTCTTCAGAGCCTGCATGGCGAGGTCGTACTTCTCTTGAGACACCTTCTTCTGCGCAAGAGCCATGTTCCAGTTGTTGAGGTCCTGCTGGTAATCCTGGTTGGCTGCATCGATATCTGCCTGTCGATTTTCTGAAAACTTCTTCGATGCGATATCATCGGGGTTAGGCTTGGAGGTGGTGTTTGTGGTTCTGGTATGGCCACCAGTTCCGGTATGATTGCCCGTTCTGCCACCGCCGCCACCGCCGTTTCCTCTGGCTTTTTTAGGAGTCACAATACCGAGATTCGCAATCTTGGAGTTCAGCTCATCTATCTTTCCGTTTACGCGGTCTATCTGCTGCTCGGTATCATAGAGAGCCTTCTTGGCATTCGTTTCCGTATCCGTGCCAAAGAACTTGGAGACGCCTCGCATAAAACTGTTCTGTGGATGAAGGATGTTGTCTGTCTTGGCGTCATGATAGGTCTTATTCTGTTCATCCCACTTGTCTTCCAGGTCGTCTTTCTGCTCGTACAGTTTCACCAGCTTATCCTTGTATGCCTTCAGCTTGATCTCCTTCTCCAGGGAAACGAGATAGTCATCGATGGCGCTCTTATTATCCCTTGTCAGTCTTCCCTCTTCAGAGAGCAGACCGTTATAACCAGGAATAATCTTCTTGAGCTCATCGAGAGCCTCCTTGCGGCGGTTCATGGAGATCTTCTCGTTGCGCATGGTTTCGTTGAGTTGCTTCACCTTGGCGGTCTGCTCGTTCACCTGTGCATTCAGATCCCGCTCCATGTTTTCCAGTTCCTTGGCTGATGCGGCAGCTGCCTTCTGCTTTTTGTGCATATCCCAGAGCTTCAGGGAGAGCACCGTCACGCCAGCAGCAATCAGTCCGAAGACGCTTGCCTTCATCGTTGCGTTCATGGCGGTCCAGGCATTCTTGGCAAGCGTCACCCTACCCGTGAGCAGATAGAAGCCTGCCTGCAGCAGCTTCAGCAGTCCGGTTCCGGTAGCACATATCACGTTCCATGTCTGCTGGGCAGCAGCTGCACCCTTGGTTACAACGATATTCGTCTTGATAGCGTTGCTGGTGGCGATTGCTACAACCGTGAAGGCTGCAAGCAGGATGCCCAGCGTCTTCACCACGCCCTGGTGCTTCACGCACCAGGAGATGAGGTCGATGGTATGCAGCTGCATGTCTGCATAGGCATCATCCCACTGTTCCTTGAGGGGAAGGATTTCGTCACCCAGCGCCTTCTGGGCGTTCTGCAGTTCTACCGTCTTCTGGGCTGCCCGGTCGGCTGCGCTGATATAGGTCTCTCCCGCCTCGGCAAGCTGAGTATCCACAATCTCTGCCACAGCCTTCATGAAGTCGCCCGTCTCCTTGGTTTTCTCTGAGATTTCTGCTGCAGAGATACCCAGGTTATCGAGGATCAGAGGAGATTTGCGGCCGAGACCGGTCACGATGCTGTTGGTCATGTAATCTACCGACTGCCCCGTCTGCTGAGCCTTCAGCTGGGCAAACTGCAAGTACTTACCGAGATCTTCGAGTGGTATGCGGAAGTCTTTGGCTTGCACGGCTGCGGTCATCAACTGCACATCGTTGACTGTGTTCTTGGTTGCCTTGCGAAGATTCTCCAAGAGGTCAGGCTGATCCATATCCTTGAAAGCCTTGGTCACACCATCGGCGGTTTCTGCCATCTCCAAGCCACCATCAATAAGTTCTTTGACGGAATCTTTGAAACCTTGTGCGTAACTACCAAAGAGTTCTGCTGCCTTGGTCATCATGTTACCATATAGCATTCCGTTAGCTTGGTCGCTAGCCGCAAGTTCACCAAAACTTTTAGCGTTCTGTTTCAATTCAGCCATTCTACTGCTTACCTCTTGCAACTTTTGCTCCAATATATCATAAAGTTCTGGGTTGAGCGTTTTTGAGGTGTTTTCAAATTCCTTCTGCAAACTTTTCTGCTGCTTCTTCAATTGACTCATAGTCATATCAAGCACATTGAGTTTACTGGTCTGCTCGCCTATCTGAGAGGTAAGGTTGCGAATTTCCTTACCAGTCTCGGTATATTGCTTCTTGAGGTTCTTGTAGGTATCAGTCTCTTTCTTGCCAGCTGCCTCCAGCTGAATCATCTGGCTGAGTCGTGCCTTGTTCTCGGAGCGAAGCTTCTTGCTCTGCTGCTCCAGCCGGTATATTTCCTTTTGGGCTGCTGCCGCCTTCACATCGACGGTGTAGCGAATTTCGTCTTCCGTTAAATGTTTACTTGCCATAACTTATGATTTTTGAGGGTTGAGTGACTTTTCCAGTTCCTGACGGATGCCTTGGCGTATCTCATCCGTGAAGCCATAACGGAGCTTAGGGAACGTCTCGTGATAGAGCACGCCCCATACCACACGGTTGTAGAGTGCAAGGTTCCTGCGCTTGAACTTACTGACGCGGTCGTTTCGCTGCCGGTACTGCATATCCAGAAAACGGAGATAAGGAAGGATCCGCACGAAGATGGTACGGTTCTCGCCCGATATCTGGCTGTCGAACGAGTGAGCGGAAAGCGTGGTGAGCAATCGGCCGGTACGGCGCCTGTAATGATTGCGCACCACGTTCTCCTGAGTGGAGTATATCTTCAGGATGCCTGCCTGAAGAGTCTCGTGAACAAATTTCTTTTTAACAAGACTGTCTGTTACCATATTCTTTATACATTACTAATTAGCAATGCAAATATAATAACAGACGAGTATATGGCAAAGGACTAGTACCTGAAGAACTTTACGTATATAAGTATTCCAAACAAAGGAGTAAATATGGTACATAAAGTCAGATAAACAAGCCATTTTGCAAACATCCTCGAGCCGACAACAAACGGTCCAAGAACAAGCGCAATCACGAACGACACGAACTGCACGAAGCCAAAGAAAGTATCTAACATAATCTGTATATTTTAATGTGTTACTAATTCTCGGGTGCAAAGATACACCACTTTTTCTGAAAAACCAAATTTATGCTCCAGAAAAAAATGGCCACCCTCACGGGCAGCCATCCTTAATTAGAGAATTGACTAAATTTAAATATTTGTCACTTTATAACATGATAAACTAGAAAACTACTATTCTTTTTTGTTAGCGAGCACTCGGGTTGCGATGAACATATTATAGTCTGCCTTGTTTATCTCGAAGACAGACGAAACATGAATGCGATTTAAATCGAGCGCCTCGTCCTCAAGATGCTGATTCATGGTATCTTGAATGGTTTTCGTCAACGGGAATGTGCCTTCGACAGTCGAACTGGCTACCATGTCGTGGCGGACATCGTAGCGACCATCCTTAGAAGGAATTATGACTTCTGCATAGAAGAACTTCATAGGCTTCTCACCTGTGAGCAGCTCCGTAAGTTTCTCGTGCATCTCCTTGAGCTGTTCATCGGTAATGCCCGAGATGTACATGCCGTTCATGCTGAGCATGTGTTCGCGTGCCGGCTTGCCGGCGTTCGTTACTTCGCACTCCTCAAAGATAGGGTGCATTCTTTCTTCCTCCACGTTGGCTGCAACATTAGCTGCAGCATCTTTATTCTGATTTGCCATAATCTGCTTAATTAAATTATTTGTTACTATCGTTATTATTCTACTCCTCCATCTTTAGGCTTTGGTCGGCACCATCCTTCGGGGTACATCTGCTGAGAGTCTTCGGCAAGGTTTGCCCCCCCCGAATTGCGGTAAGCCTCGAAAATCTTGTGGCGCTCGTTCTGAAGTTGTAGGTTTTTCAGAGAATGCTCGCTTTTCAGTTTAGCATACTTCTCATTGAATTCCTTGTTCGCCTGGCTGAGGGTTTCGCGGATGTTGCACTCAGTCTGCTCAAACATCTCCTGTTGCCGGTTGACCTGTATCCTGTATTCCAGCTTGTCCGTCTGAAGCTTACGGTTAGAGACCGAACAGAAGGTCTTCTGATCGTCGAGGTCCTGCTGAAGCTCTGCGCGCTTATGCTCATACTCCTCGCGTTCCTTATTGATAGCCTCGGTGTTCTTTACTAGCTGAGCATGGAATATCTCAGTTGTCATTTTCTCTGTAGCAGTTTCTACTGCTCCGTCTGATGCGGTCTTGATATCTTTTTCGTTACTCATTTTATTTTGAATTTAATCGTTTATACTCTGCCATGTTCATACTGATTCTCTCCAGGTATATGCCCCGCGTATTAGGAGCTGAGTAATACCTGCCGTCGAGCCAGACGATGATGGCGCGGTCATTTTTCCGGTCGTTGTAGCAGCGGATTCTGCCTCTGCGGTTCTTGTCGAGCCAGCACATTGTCTCGGTCTTGTTCGGACCCATCTGACGGCCGGTGTACTGAAACCAGGACGTTCTCAGTACTACATTAACAAGCAGATGCGTGCGCTTGCGATGTTTGTTCTTAATTTGTCTCATAATTCTTTTTGTGTTAAAATTCTCACGGTGCAAAGGTACGAAATCTTTGCTGTGCGTCAAAGGACAAACATATGAGTGATGTTTGGCTATTTTTCACTCATTTCTTCTATCGGCCGCCAATATACCGCGAAGGTGTTGCACTCCATGAAACAGTCGGCATCGCTATCCTCGGTCCAGATGAAAGGAATGCCGCCATCATAGCGCAGCCCGTCGGCAAGAATTACGCTCTCACGGTGGTCATCGGGCGTGCGGGGATCATAGAACCTTACCCTGGCTCCCTTCTTGAAACCGTCTGCCACCTTCAGGAACGCTCTCGACTTGAAGATATACATCCTGTTCTTGAATATCTTGAACTGAAGCAGTCCGCTATGCGTCATGTGGCATACCTGCTTGCTCAGCTCCAGACCATCCTTGTGAGAGATAGAATTGCAGTCTGCGAAACCTACACGGGTAATCGTAGTGTCGGGATAGAACATCTTGTACTCGGCAAGACGCTCCATAACATCTCCTATTACATCAATCTTTGCCATAGCTACATCACCTCCCCTCCCATAAGATAGCCACCTAATACAGCTACTGCCATGAAGCAGAAGAAACCTGCCATGGTCATAGCTACTTCGCCATACGTAACCGTCTCCCCGCAAAGGTAGGAGAAGGTCTCGCTCTTGGTCTTGGCGAGCTTCCTGATTTCACACTTGAGGGCCTTCATGCCCTCCTCTACGCTGATGCCTGCAGGGCGTACCTGAGCATCACTAATCAAAATAGAATTCTGCATATCGCATCATCTTGTAACCATTAACAGCCGATTGTACAAAAGGGTGGCGGCTGCATTCCCCGTTGGTTACAAGATGATGGCTTATCCGGAAAGGACAAATCAAATCTTACGGTTCATGCAGCCGCCATTTATTGCGAGAATTATTTCCCCAGTTAGGAAAATATATTTTCCCAGTTAGGAAAAATATTTTTCCCGATTAGGCATAAAAAAAGCCTGCGGCCAGGAGCCATAGGCGAAACGGTCGCCTTGCCGGATAGACTACTATCATCTTGTAACCGTCGGCAAAGGTAAGAAGAAAATCCGGAACCGCCAAATAAAAATCGGGAAATTTTCTCACGATGAGAATAATTAACACTTAAATATGCTGTAGAGCATAAAAATGAGGGGTTGGGGAATGGAAAAGCCCCGATGCGCTGCTGCACCGGGGCTGATATGTTATTGTTCGCCTTTCTGGTAAATTGGCGGAATCTTATTCAATACGAATACTACGGCAAGGCCGATGACGGTGGTTACGCCTATAATGCCGGCCACGGTATCATGACCATTCATGGCAAGGCTGTAGGATATGAATCCGAAGAAGAGGATGAGTATGGTGGCAAGAACCTGCCCCAGCGTGCTCTGGAAAAACTTCTTCTTCACAATGGTCTTCTCCATATCGATGCGATGATCTACCTGCTTCTCGGTCATCGACATGATGCGGTCGGTAGAACCCTTCAGGGTCTGCTCGTATGCCTTGAAATCTTCAGGCGAAGGAAGAGGTCCGCTGTACGACCGTTCCTCGATGGCGAGCATCGTAGAAACAATCACTTTTCGCTTGTCTTCCGGTAGTTCCTCCAGGATATCGTTGATATTGGCAGGGATTATCTCTCCGCTACATTCTTTCTTATCTGACATAAGCCGACTTCTGCTTTAAGTTCATAACCTTTCTCATATCATTACCGATGGACTCCCAGTCCTTTCTCAGATCTGAAGCATTATCGCCCTTCAGATAATCGTTGAACAGGCTGTTGTCTCCGCCCAGTCTTCCCAGGCTAACCAACCCTTCCAGTAAATTATTAAGTATTCTCATATCTTCCTTATTTTTGAGTGTCAACGTTCTTTTGCTAATTCTCACGGTGCAAATATACTATTATTTTCTGAACAGAACAAACGAAAGCGGGTATTTAACACAAAAAACTTAAAAATGGGAATGAAAAGCCCCGATGTGCTGCTGCACCGGGGCTGATGCGCCACAAGGCTATGGCGACTTCTGTCTTATGGGGAACGATGACCCCAGCCTCATTATATCCTGTCCGCAGCAGCACGCAAGCGATTGGAAACATCGCAAAGCGCCCCACGGAGCATAACCTTCTCTTCTTCGGTGAAACCACCTACACCACCATTTCCGTCAATACCATCGAGCTTATGATAAAGCCATGATGCCGATTTTCCGAAATAGACGTGTGCTATCTCGCGCCATGATACCGTCATCTGGATATCCTGTATGCGCTGCTTTACTGTGCTGTCCTTAGCCTGCTTCATTGTTACTTCCATAATCTTATGCTTTTTAATACCCTCCCCGAAGGGAAGGCTGTTGTTAATACTTGGTGTAATACTCTGGTGGCTCAATCATCTCATCAAACAGCTGCTGAGCGTACCATAATAACTGTGGGTTACCTCTAGGGTATGACTTCCGGAAGTTTCTGATAGCTTCTATCAGTTCTTCCTCTTTTTCTGTTACTAAAATCTTCTTCATATCGTTTTATTTTAAGACTCTGCAAAGATACTACTATTTTTCGTAGTAGCCAAATATTTTATACGAAAAATCGTAGTATTAATTATATTTAAGCTTTCTATTCATGAAAAGGTAGAAAATGAGCGGGAAAAAGTGTATCTTTGCAGAAAAGAAATGTTTCACCTATTAATATATATAAGGTATGGAAAAGATAATAAGCAACAAGGTAGCCTCCTTCGCTAGCATGGAACTTGCCAGATATGCGCTGGAACGGGCAGACCAGAGAGCCAGCAGCATACTGGAACAGTACCGCAAGTCAACAGACCGCAACTATACGCTGGCAGGCTTCATTATGACGGTATTCATGGCCCTTACGGCTTTCCTTGCTACGGAAAAGATGACCATGGTGCTGATAACAATCACACTCCCTTTATGGGTAGGAACCGGAGCGGCACTACTCATTCTGTTCTGTAAGGTAATGTGGGTACACGACTTCATGGCGCTGGGAGATGATGCAGCCACGATGCTGAGAGATGATCTGGTAGACGTGGCCATGAACAAAGGCTTGCAGGATGATGATAAGGCAAACGATGAATACCTGCATCATCTCGTGATATCATCCATCAGGCGCACTCATAACGCCACAGAGCATAACCGCGCCTGCCTTAACAGAAGAAACCTCCACGTAAAACGAGCGATGACCGCAATCATCGCCTCGGTAATAGTGAGTGCAACGACTACGGTCATCATGCTGGCCTTATCTTCTCTTGGGATTATTCCCGTGACTTGAAGTGTCCGGATAACTGTTCGGATCCTCTGGCCAACCATCCTCATTGTAGTTTGGTTTCATAATCATAAAAAGGGCTCGTGCATCCGGAGAGCAGTCCTTCAGCACGAGCCACACAGCTGTATTTCTTTTCACCTGTTATGTACAAACTCTGCTCAATCTGCACACAACCTTAGTTCAATGTCATCATTACGCCTGCAAAGATAGCACTTTTCTCTGGAACCATCAAACATTTTGCTGATTATTTTCAGAAAACGGCAAGAAAAAGCCCCGATGCATCTCGCACCGGGGCTTTTTGATAACTTTAGAAACTTGAAATACCGTACTAATACAAGAACGATAGATTTCTTTATGAGAATTAGAACACACGCTTGTGCTATGCTAGAAGACATACTCTAACTAATAACCATGAGTATAAAAAAGATACATCTAATATAAAATTCAGCCTAACTACACATACCTATAAACGCTTAAACTATTTCTTAAACATGATAATCCTTGGATAAGAGAGCCGGGAGTGCGGGTTCTGGCCCACCACATCCATTCGGATACCCTTGGTCCCATAGCGGAAGAAGAGGAACTTCTTCGGCACACGATGAACAATCATCTGAAGGGTATCGCGGCTCTCGATATGCACCTGCATGCTGTCGCCCTCGATAGCGCCCCGCAGGGTTATCCATGGATCACTCCAGGAAACCGTCTGCGAGACGTCGGGCGGTCGGTAGGAACCGGAAAGAAGCCGACTGCATGTATCGTGAGGAACCGGCCGGATGGCTGCCTTCACGTCTACCTGGATGGTGGTAGAGGTTGTAGCTGCCGCCATGATCCGGCTGTTCTTTATCTTGAGTTCCTTCCTGTTAACGGCAAGGAGAGAGTCCGGACTGCGTTTCAGATCAGACGTCTTCAACGTGATCGCCTGCACGGAAGCTCTTGGCCTGCCTGACTGCGTCCGTCCTATCTCTACCCTGCCGTTGTGAAGGAGGATATCCTGATTCTCTCTCGTGCGCTCCGACTCGCCCCTGAGGTCGTGACACTCTTTGAATGCTACAACCAGGGCGAGCGGAATCAGCACTAGAAAAATAACCTTAATAAAACCTATAAACCTATTCACAATTCAATAATTAACAACAGAATATTAAAGTTTTTATGTACATTTTCGCTGGATTGTCTTGATAATGGAGGTAATGGTGGTGAGGTACGTAGGATCTGTAGCGTACTTGCACCCTACCCCGTCGCAAATCTTCTGGGCAAACTTGAACGGTTCCTTACGGAACGGCCAGGCATCTTTATAGCCCGATTTCTGGAAGAGACGTTCATGTTCCTTCAGACAGTCGCCAACAGAGTCGAAATCCTTGAAGGCGCGCATCACGGTATAATACCAGAGGTTTTTGCCCGTTACCTTACACACAGAGATAATGCAGTCTGGCGCCTTGAACTTCTGGTTAGGCGTCTTGAAGTATTCGTGAGTCTTCACCATGACGACGGCTCCGTCCCATTGGCTGCCCTTTGTAATACCGAAGAGGTTAGCCTTACCGATAACCCTGGCGCCCCATCCTGTCTCAAGCATCGCCTGAGCCGTGACGAAGGCAGGATCTATTTCTGTTTTTGCCTCCACGGCCGCAGCATACACCTGCCGGGCGAAGGCTAATTGAGCTTTACTTGCCATACCTTTATATATATATTATAATAATGTATACCTATGATGCATCATCGGGCGCATCTTTTTCTGAAAAGTTGATAGGTCCGCCGCCGATGTAGTCTCCCTTGTCGTTGAAGTCCTTCATGCGCTTTACGAAGTTCTTCGGTAATATCGGATATATAGCCTGTATGTTCTCGATAATGGAGAATATCTCGCGCACCATCATGAACACGCAGATATAGGTTCCTATCCATTGCATCGGGCCAACGGTAGAGCCTTCTACGGTGGCATGACTTGCAAAATTGCTCAGGATCATCAGGAAGACGTAGATTACAATCTTCTTCGTGAACCTGGAGAAGAAGGATTCGCTAGACGCATCCTTGTGAATAAGATGTTTCCATACACCCAGGAAGGTATCGATAGAGATGGCTATCGCTATCCACTTGGCAAACTCCCAGTCCTGATACACATACTGGAACCCTTCCGACACAGCCGTCAGAGGGAGCGAGGTGATTGCTATCATCGGTATATTTCGTTTATATTGTTTCATAACATTTCGGCCTTATGTTTTTTAGACATTGCAAAATTATACAAATATTCCGGAACCGCAAAGGACGCTAGCGCATCATCTGGCGCGACAGACGGTGAACATCGAGGATATCTGCACCTGTAGCCGAAAGCATGAGGGTCCAGCCGTAGCTCTGCAACTCTGCTGATACAAACGGAATAATCTCGCAGGTAGTAATACTCTCCCGGTCCATCCAGTAGAGTCCTTCAGTCTCCACATCTGCCATGATGCGCGCGTGAACCTTCGAGAGCATCTGAAGGGTGCGGTCGTTGGCTATGACGCGCTCAAGCATATCAGCATGGGCAGAGAGTTTCATCGCTACAGTCACGGCTATACGCTGGGTACATTGGAAACTCCGGCGCCCATCGCTCTGCATATCCACTTCTCCGTAATCTACGAACAGGAAGGAACCGGTAAGCTTATCGATGCGTTGCTTCAGTTCGTCGAACGACTGGCCGTAAACGTAGTTTTCTATCTCCGGAACCAGTTCTTTCTCGGGCATCTCCTTGATTGCCTTGAGCACGGTAGCATATTCTTCCATACTACTCTCGCCCTTGTTGGCAATACCCTTCGTAACTCCTGCAGTAGCAGGAAACTTGGCAAAATATTCGAATAAATCCAATAACATAGGCTTTTATATTTTTGTCGCAGGGAGGTTTTCTCCCTACACTAATTATATAATCTTTTTGACTATTTCTAGAGGTAATCCCACCTCGTTAGCTATCTTGGCCAACTCCATACCGGAAGCCTTCAGACTCTTCACGCCCTCGATAGTCTTCTTTCTGAGAATGCGGAGATAGGTAAGCACGTTCAGCTGTTCTACCTGGCGCGCATTCCCCAGTCCATCCTTGGAGAGATCGTAGAGTGCATCGGTTGCATCGGTAGTAATACTGCTGCCCTCCTTTGGTATAAACTTGGTGAGCAGGGAGAATTCCGTCTTCGAGAAGAGGAAATTATTTACTGCAGTAAAGTTCAAAGCTATCGCCCGAAGAGTATTGACAGGCAGTTTCTTGAACTTCAGAGCGAGTTTCTGCGCCTCTTCCGAGGAATATACTTTCTTATCGAAGTAGAGTATCGCAGCCAGCAGGGGAAGACTTTCCTCGCCCATATCGAGCAGCTGGCGCGCTTCGATGTACTGAAGGGCCGTGAGCGAACAGGTGAGCGATTTGAAATCTGTATTGACCTCGTAGCCATAATAAGCTTTCTTATCAATAAAGATAATCGGCAATTGCTGCCGACAGAAACAGAGGGCGAGCACGAACTTATCATCTTTCTCCTGGAAGATAAAGGTCAGCTGGCTGGCTATAGACATGAAGTTCTCCAGAGTCCGCTCGTCTCGCTTAATCTTATTCAGGTTCCACCCCTTCATGTAGCAGAGAAACAGACATTTTACAGCACCTGGGGAAAACTGCCCACTCTCCATGAGAGAAAGCAGCTCCACCAGCTTCAGATATTGGTCAGAAGTGAGTAGTTCCCACGAGTTCGGAATTTCATGCTCTATTCCGTTTGCTCTTACGGTTATCGTCTTTTTCATAAGCTTATGGCATTAAATACATATTGTCGTCCGGACGGTTCTCGGCAGAGAAGGAAAGGAAATCGTTTCCTTCCTGAGCATCGAGGAGCATATCCACATTATGCAGCAGATCTTCCACCTCCCCGTCTAGCTGTGTGGCAAGCTGGAGCGCACGGCTTGCTTCGTCGCTGCCTGAACGGGTGGCGGTATTATCATCGAAGAGGTTACGGATGGTGGCAGGGAACTCCAGGATATCGAAACGCCTGAGAGCCTTCGCCACGGTCTTCTTTACCAGAGCACGCTTGAGCATAGGGAGCGCTTTCTGGGCGAACTCGGCAAACGTCTGGTCTTCTCCTCCCTGTTCGAGCCGGTCGAAGTAGGCGCCTATACTTTCATCGAGCACTTCCTTCTGAAGAGGGACACAACGGAAAAAGAAGAGATACGAGAGGTCGATAGGATAAATTTCGTCGAATTCATCGGCAGTATCTACCTTCAGCTTGCTGAGCATCTTGTAGTAATTGGTCTTGCGCCAGTCTTCCATGGCGAGACGGATATCGGCAGGATCTTCATCACTTATCTCTTCGGTAAGTTCAGAAATCAACGAATCCATCGCATTAAAGTAGTTCTCCATATAGGAACGCTTCATGCCTTCCATCTCGTACTTGTAGAGATTGATATCGTTCTTTCTGCGGTTCACAGCATCGAAGATGATCTGTGTGGCTAGCGTGAGGTTCGCCATGGCAGCACGGAGAAAATCCTTGATGCCACTCTCTTCTTCCTCGATACCGACAATATCAGAGAACGTATTGTTGCCGATGATGGCAACAATACGCTTGCGTGCGGCTACGGCAGAACCCTGAAGGCTGTCGAAGTCGGCGCTTGTATCTGCACCAGGTGCGCAGTTGCAGAACTGCGCATAACTGGTGAAGAGTTGATTGAGTTGAAATTTCTTGTTCATGCCTGTTGCTGGTTAAGTCGTTGGGATGGTGTTGTATCTTCCTGCCGTTGTGGAACCTCGCGGTAGAACCCTAGTCTGCAGCCTTGCTTGTAGAGTTCCGGGAAGTTCATGCGCAACGCCCAGTTGAGCGGTTCTGCGCAGACTTCATCCTCTGAGGTGAGCGACATGATGTAGATGAGATAATTATAATAGGTATCACTTCCACTCTTCGAGATGACGCCATCCTTATCTACTGCAGATATGGCTGCATCGAGACCTACCGAAGACAGAAGGGCTTGCTCGGTACGCTTGTCGTAAGAGATGAGTGCCTCGATATATTCCTTATACTTGAGGTCGATAGTCTCCACCTTCCACGACTGTTCGTGCCCCTGGGCATCCATGAAGGAGATAGAAGAGAAACCTTTGCCCTGATTGTCTGCACCTGACAGATAGGAGCTGAACTTGCGTACTTCGTCACGAACATACCGGACCATGCACGACTCCTTGAAGTCTGTACCGATATCGATACCGTTATACTTCAGCAGTTCCATGCCCTTCGCCTTGCGTCGCTTATTTTCCTCGCAGAGCTTGGTCATCTGGGTGCGCTTGCTCTGGATCCAGGCATTAGGAATAATGACATGCACCTTTGCAGCCAGCGAGTTTTTCAGAAAACTGTTGATGTATCGGGCAGTCTTGTTACTACCTTGGATATATGGACGAGCACCTTGGTGCGTCTCGTTGGCGCCATAGAATTCGTCTACTGATTTCTCTCTGTGATGAGAGATCGCAGCATAACGGTAGTTATCAACTTCATTAAAGCTGAACTTCGGATAAACCGAGTAACTCGATAAGCCATAGGCAAATCGACCTACCACAACCTGCTTGAAGTCTCCGTAGGAAATCAATTCGGAAGCAACATCCTGGCGGGTAGTTGCCAGTCTGCAGTAACGGTTCTCCATCGCCTCAAGCGCAGCCACCGGCTTGCCCATGCCTATTATCTTGCCTCGGGTGAAACGCCACTTCACGAAGAAGTCGCCAAAGTAATAGAAGTTCTTGATACAGGTCTTGCAGAACTCCTCGGCTGAAGGTATGCCGCGGGAACTCCAGGAGTCGAGCCATTCCATTACTTCAGGCTGTTCCTCGTACTTACGTACCAGCTTGCCATCTTCGATAGCCTGCTTGTAAACTGCAAGTCCATGACCATAGAGCATCTTGATCTCCTTGGAATAGAGACGAGGAAGAAGTCGGTTCTCCTTAATCTCCTTGGTCACTTCGTCGCATTGCTGGTTGTTGTGGCCACGCATCAACACCTGGTATCCCTGTATACCCAGATAATGATGCTGCTGCATCCAGAGCGTGCCACCGAACGGAGACTCCAGGAGTGGCGACTGGAAGAGCTGGTCTGCACCAAAGATGGAGTCGCCTTCACCTAGCTGGAAGGTGAAGGTATTGCCATCGGCAAGGTAGATGCCGGCGTTGCCATACATGTCTATTTCGTATTCTTTCATAACCAATTTATTTTGTGAAGTTTAAATCCGTCTTGAGGGAAACCCATGTACCTGATGAGAATCCGGTAACACATCTTCGGCTCTCCATCTTCGTCTGTATAGAGAAGATAGTTCTCTCCATCGATGGCGAAGCATTCTTTCGGCAACTGGGTGCGGTACTTGCAATGGCGCCGTACCTGAAGCTTTGCACTCGCCTCGCCTCTCTGCCTGGAGTAAGGAAAGAAAACCAGCGTGAACTCCCCATCGGGCAGCTTACTGATCTCTCTGGCCCATTGGAGTGCCGTGATACCATCCATGATGATGTTCTTACTTGTCTTGCTCATAATGATGCGAAGATAGAGAAAAATTATTGCCCTGCAAAAGACCGGCTGCACCCGTTCCCCGTCATATTTCCGAGAATCGTAAGGGCTGCACCTCTCTTTCCCTTCCCAGCGGTGCGTGCACGTTTGGGCGAGGTGATTTTGGGAGTTTTTCTCCCAGCCGGTCCGCTTGGGCTGATTATCAGCATTTTAGCATTTATACCCTTTCATTTTCCGTAAATTATTGATATTTCCGCGAAAATTATTACTGCAGTAATGCAGCATTATTCTGCGTTTATATCTCGAAATTATCCGGTAAATCGGTAGGATATGTACTTAATTCTGCCTTCACGGCATCAGAATAAAGGCCGTAAAGTAGGTAAATCATCGCAGAAGGCAACTGCGTGGTGAGCCCTGCCTGATTCTTCAGTTGCTGTTTCTTCTCTGAGCTCTTGTCAAGTTCTATCTTGCCGTCCGTTTTCTTCAGAGGGGATATCATGATGGCAGAGCAGAGGTTCTTACACTCGTTCTCATCGATACGGATAACAGGCAGAAGTGGACTGCGCTCGCCGAACAGCATCTGGCAGAGCTTGAACTGCTGCCAATGGTAGATGGTAGGCGCATCTTCATTATAGAGTATCACCATAAAGCCATACGACTCCAGGGCTGCCTTCAGGTTGAGCGAGTCGGTAGTTATCTGTTCACGTTCCTCCCTGCGCTTATTACCGGCGCGGTCTGGATAGAGATAGATGGTCTTGTTGACGGCTGCAGATCCGAAGAACTGGTGTACCTCTGCCACGAGGTCGTTGTAATCCTTTGGCAGGAAGGCAAAGAACTCCTTAATGATGTCGAGACGCCTGCCGTAATCTTTCTTCTGGGCAACGATGAGCGACTGGAAGTTGCCAGGATCATAGCCCATGTAGAGCGGTTCTTGAGGGTCGTAATGAAGAAGATACTCTGCCGTGAGGATAAACCTATCCTTCAGATTCAGGCGAAGAATGGACTCATACTTATAGCTATCCTTGAACTGGTGCTTAATATGGTCGTAGTTGATGAAGAACTTATTGGTTACTTCCTTATGCCTAATAGCGCAGATAGCCGTAAGGAACTCGTCCGTATCAAGGGTATCCAACTGAGTCTTGAAGAACTTTGGCCCGAGGATATCTTTATTACAGAAAGAAGATGCACGGATATAGTAGATGGCATTACGGCGCATATCTGCCAAACGAGGTTTCCATCTCGCCACGAAGGCATTGAGCTTAACAGACTCAAGGCGCATCTTCTCCAGGAGAACAGGATCTTTTGAGTCTCGTTCCTGCTGCTTGAGCACAAACAGGCGGTAGAGACTTCTGTTAACTTCCAGGGCAACGGTGGCAATCTCCTCGATAAGTTTCGGGTTTACCTTCTTTTCATAATCCTCAAACCAGTCATCTTCTCCGAGGTCGACGCGAGCCGTATCACTCACACCCGTAACACCCTCATAATAAGCAGAACAGCGCACATTGGCTGGACCTCCACGTAAAGACGGGAACAGGCGGGTTTTAAGTTTCTCTCCGCTATTATGTTTCATTTCCTCGACAAAGGCGTGCACGGCGTTTCTACCGGCAACGGATTCCGGCTGATCGCTTGACACGAGCTGAAGGTGAGCACCATTTCGGAATATCACGCTATGCTTAGCGTAGGCAATCGGATATCGGGGTTTCCGGAAGTGGGAAGGCAGCGTGCTCTCTCCTACTACGTAATCAATACCATATTCCAGCATGGATCTCTGTTGCCCGTTCACTACTACCTGGCGCGAGAAGTATGCCTGTATGTTTGGCCAGACGTTGGTCATCAGCGCCACATACGTCTTGTGCACCAGGAAAGAAAGTTCTCCCGGCATATCGTTGGCAACTCGTATCAGGCGAGGACCCGTCACACCTTCGGTCTTACCTCCGGCACGGGCAACCTCGGCAAAAAGCATATTGGGGTCGATGATATTGGCAAGCAGCTGCATGTTGTTCATGTAGTAATGCTCGAATTCACCGAGGGTATTATCATTCAAAATCAGTTGGCTCATCACTTAGATCCTCCACAATTTCAGCTTCCTGAATATCTGCATCACGAAGCAAACGTTTCTTTTCTGAACTCTCGATAGGCAAACCATCGATGAGAGATATATAAAAACCGCGGTTGTACTTGCCGGCAATCTCCTTGAGGTTCTTTTTCTGAAAACCTAATTCTTCAGGAGTAACCTCTGGGGTAATGAGGAACACAACTCCGAGATCTCTGTCTGCTTCTGCCTGTTCGGACGCACGTCTGCGGCATTCCAGCGCTTGGTCCATACAGGCTTTCTGCATCTTATAGTCTCGCTTGGCAGAACAGAGCTTGGCAAGATCCTCGTACTTGTTGGCAAAATCATTCTCCCAGACTTTTATGGCTACATTACAATCTACATTAAAGTAAGATATTGCCTGGTTGATACGAGTCATACAGGTTCGCACATCGAGGGATATCTTCTGCTGCGAAGCAATACGCTGCTTGAGTTTACGGGCGCCACGGGTAATATTGCGTTCGTACTCGTAGATTTCTGCTGCCCATTGCAGCTGCTTCAGAAAGGTCTGCACATCTTCCGGGATGCCTTCACCTTCACCTGTAGTCAGAAAGGTGGTAATTAGGTCCGGGTGAACACTCTCCAGTTTTTCTATTTCGCTTTTCATACGCCAAATAACTCCTTTCTAAGTTTCAGTTCTTCACGATCCTGCATCCGCTCATTCAGCAGTTTGATGGCATCGAGGTCGCCGTTTGCTGCCAGTTCGGCTATCTTCTCGTCTGCCTTGAGTTGAGCCTGCTCTAGTACGCCTCCGTTCTTCACCATCGAAACGCAGGCTTTTGCAATCTTTTGTAATTCCGTCTTATCCATCTGATTTATCTGATTTGTCACTATACTGTTCCATTACCATCTTGAACATACGTTCACGTTCCTGATGGCGCTGTAGGTTCTCGCGGTCGCTGGCACGTTTATCCTTGCGGTCGGTCCTTTTAATATAACTCTTGTAGCGCTTGATATTATCGAGCACGTTCTTGTGCTTATGAAGAAACTCGGCGGGATCCTTCTTGAAGAGTTTTACGAGTTCATCGAATTCCGACTTCCCCTTCAGCAATGGATGCTTATACAGGAACTTGCCGGTATCGTTGTACGCCTTCAGTTCCTCGAATGCCTGTAGGTTCCTGATGCGAAGTTCTGCCATGGCAGCCACATCGTTCGCCTTAGGTTTCTTATCCAGGAGCTCGTCGAGTTTCTTCATCTTGCGCCAGGTGTTGATGCGGTCGTTATAGATGACGGTTGCCATCTGCACGTCCTCATTATAGAGGTTATCCCAGTCGATATTAGGATATTCCTCTTCTTTCTGGACTACTTTTTTTTTGAGTCCTCGCCAGGATCGGCAGCGTCAGGTTGCTCTGATTCCTGCTGACTTTCACCTTCGGAAGCTCCTTCTTCAGTTGAAGTATTACTTGAACCATCTGCAGGTATCTGCTCTTCTTCTGAAGTATTACTTGAGCCATCTTCTGACCCCTGCTCTTCATTGGCTGAAGTATTACTTGGATCATCTTCTGGTCCCTGCTCTCCTTTGGCTGAAGTATCGTCCATATTCTCGTTTAATTTCTCGAAATAGATTCGATGATCGACAATATCCCCTTCATCGCACTCATCCAAAAGAGCGTAGAGAATTTCGTCTGCATACCGCTTAGGATCACGGGCGAAACGGGTAAGTTTAGGATGGCGAGGGTTTACCTCCTCCAGGAGAGCGAGGTCGGCTTCAGCGTGGCCGGTTCCTCTAAGCTTATTGAATAATTGTAATTTTTCTCTTCTACTAATCATACCTTATATATATTATAAAAGGTGCGCCACCTTCTTTGTGGCGACACACCTTAAAATTAACTAATAAACTAAATAAAATGAGAAACGCTAAGAAATCGTTGTCTTACCGGTTGAAGAACCTGAAGCCGTATTCTGCTTTGTACCTGAAGCCGTTGTGTCTGAATGAGCGACAGCCTCGGTAGCTGTCACACCAAGAGGATCCTCTGCATACAGACAAGGGAGGTCGACAGATGTACGCTTGAAGGTAAAGGTGGTATAGCGGCCATCCTTGTCGTCCTTGGTCTCTGTATTATTAAGGATCATAGGGCGTTCAGGCTCACCAACAATATACCATTGGGTATCCTTCACATGCTTGTAGAGGATAATAAACTTACCACCGGCAAACTGCTCGATGAAGTTATAGAGATCCACACGAGTACCACCCATGATGATTACCAGGTTATTCTCGCCGGATGTCGTAATATCTCCCTTCTCTGTCGTAGCCGTAAATGTAGGAATATCGTGCGCATCGAAGAGGTATGCTTTCAAGGTGTCGGCGGCAGCCGTCTTAAACGGCATCGCCTTGACCATACGGTCTTTATCCGGCTGAGGAAATGCCTTCGACAGATCAATTAAAGTTGTAGGGACCAATACTACCTGGTAAGCAATGGCAGAACCATGGGTGTCTCGGTCTGTCACATCATCAATAGATGTCAGCGCAACGAACGAAGCCATAGAGACTCCTGTGCCACCTACACCGAAGGTAGATGTAGGATCAACAAACATCTGCAGAAGTGAAACGATGCCGAGCAGCATGATGAGCGTCATGAAGAGAAGACGTCCTTTATGCTGGGCATAATGATAGCCCTTGTTTGGGTTATAAGTACGAGATCGTACTGGAATATTGTTTTTATTCATAATTATTTTCTGAAAATGTAGGTGAGGTACAATGTACCTCGCCTACGAATTAACAACATATATATAATTAAGATCAGCGGCCACCAGGAACGTTAGGCTGAACTGCCTTATTGATGGTTCGCTTGCCACCTACGCGACGTTCGAGCTCACGGAACTTCTCGTCCTTACCGAGAATAACCATGATGTAGTCGCCAGCCTGGCTAGGAGTCCATGCTGCGGTAATATTTGCAAACTTGCCACTCTTGGCAATGGTAAGCTCATGCTTGGTATCATCCTCACCAATCTCGATACAGTAAGCTACGCCAGCCTTTGCATTCTTGATATCATCGATAGCGGTAGCGGTAGTAGCATCATCTGTAATCTGCCAGAAGCCGTTTGCGCCGTTGATCTCTGCACCAATAACAGTTGCAGGGAGGTTGGTAAAGATCTGCTGGAACTCGTAATCGTTGGCGTCCATGGCAGCCTTATTGTCGAACTTGCGACCGGTAAAGGCTGCGCCACAACCTTCTTTCCATGTGCTCCAGGCACGAACCATCTCCATCTGCTCCTCCATCTTTACGGCGAACATCTCACCAGGGAGGTTCTCTACAAACTGAATATTGCCAGGGACGTCCATGAACATCCAGCAAGACTTGCCCTCGTATGGGAGCCACTTAATCTGAATGGTAGAGTCTGGAACACGGTTCTTGTAGCCGTTAGGACCGGTAAAGTCCTGATCCTTGCCATAAGTCTCGCGGCAGTTAGCAAGCCACCAGTCAATATGGTTCTCGTTGAGATAGAGAACATGGTTATCGATGGTCATGCCCTCAGAGAGGTGAGTCTTAACATCGGTAATGAACTCCTTAACCGCATCCAGCATATTAGCTGAAGTATAAGTATTGTAGCTCTTATTGGCAAATGGCTTAATGCTGTAATCGTGGATATAGCGAAGCAATGTGTACCAGATACCTGTACCCGCATTGAGGTAACTTGATGGCTGGCCAGTCTCAGGCTTTACATAAATACCACGCATACGACGCTGGTTCTGCTCGTCCTGAGCCTTCTTCAGAAGGTTGAGAAGACAGAATTCAACCATAGACCACTTGATAGGATCAGAGCCTTCCTTATTGAGATAAGCGATATACTTGCGCTCAAGTTCCTTCATTGGGCCGAACTTAACCTTAATCATGGCGTCATCAACATATCCCATCTCGTTTTCGAGCTGCATGCCACCCTTGTAAATCTCACCTTCCTGATAGCCCTGAGATACCTCATCGAAGAATGCGTTGAAGAGTATATCGCGATCCTGGACACCATAACGAACAGGGAAGAACTCTGTAAGATTACGAAGTTCGAGAATGCGAGCAATAAGCGCATCCTGGCGAAGGATAACGAACTGGTCGCCTAATCCGGCATTATCAACGCCAGAGTAATTAGTAGCGAACTGGCCAGAAGCGAGAGCCTTGACGTTGCCGAGTTCGTTGCGTACCTGATGATACTTGTAACGCTCCTGAAGTGATCTCGCGAACGCCATTGCTTCGGAACGGAAAGCCTTGCCGTCAGTATCCTCATCTGGCATAGATGATAAGGCAACCTCGGGGTTAGCAACAATACGGTTCCAGCGCTTTTTCATATCGAACATAGAATGCTCGATACCGAAGAGGTAGCTGGCATTAGTCTCAAAACCGTTAATAGGGATGGAAGGAGCGGTAACATGAGCTGCAGGCTTGTCGTCTGCTGTGCTGGCAGCCATCTTCTTCATGTTCTCAGCGAGAGCGTTGACTGCTACTGAGAGTTTCTCGAAGCTGACATTCTGCTGGCTGCTCTCGTTTTTCTTGTCGTCGCCATCGTCATCGCCATCGTCATCGCCGTCGCCGTCAGGATCATCATCCTTTGACTTGTTAGCCTTTGAGACAATGGCATAGAGCTCATTGATCTGCTTCTGATGCTCAGCCTGCTCGGCTGCACTATTCTCCGCAGCGAGGTCATCCATGAGAGTACTCTGGTACTCTTTCTGATAAGCCTCGCAAAGAGCCTTATACTCATCTGCGGTAAGGCTCTTATTCTCGAACTTCTTGGTAAAACCAAGCTTCTCGAGAACTTTGTTTAACTTAGCTTTGAAATTCATAAATCAATCATTTAAATATTAAAAACAATCAAACAAAAATAATATATTAGCTAATTCCGTAAAGGCTTTGCGTTCCCATATAGGCATCGCCCAACTGCGCCGCCTCGGCAATCGCCTCCAGTAGGGTGCGCTTACCATCGATGAGACCGACTTCTTCGGCTGGAGCGGTATATAGGCTCTCCCCTTGCAGTACCGGAGCGTCATCATCCAGTTCTGCCAGTTTGGAACGCTGAGATCTCACTTCTGCCAGGAACTGTTCGTTCATCGGATCAAGCACATTCTTGATGTAGTCTTCAGACTTACCATCCTTCAGATCCTCGAAAATCTTATTTTTCCGGCTCGAATTAGTAGCCTTTGCAACAATTTTCTTTAATCCTAACTTCTCGAAGTATGGTTCGAAGTTCCAGAAGGAACACATGGTTCCGATGCAACCTACGAAGTCATGGTTAGTTGTAGCATAGAGTTTCTGTCCGTGACAGCCGATATAATAGGCTGCCGATGCGCAGTATTCTTCGTAGATGGCAAGAATCGGCTTCTTCGCATTACGGAGAGTCTCGCTCAAACGATCCATATACCACGCCTCTCCTCCTGGAGAGTTGATGTGAAGGAGATGAGCGGATATCTGCGGGTTATTCTCAGCAGCAATAATATCCTGCTCCAGCTGTTTGGAAGAGAAATACCAGTAGCTGTTCGCAGTCACAACTCCGAACACACGATGGTATGCGATTGTACCACCATCCAGAGATGGCGAATCGTATTCATCCGTGAGCTGGATATCTTTCGTTTCTTCTCTCTGTGATGTTCTGCTGGATATCTCCTGTAGCGCTTCGTGGGTTTCGTACTGATAATATGTATGAGTCTTGAGATATTCCCGAATCTCCGGAATACTCATCGCCTGTTCGGCTTTTTTCTGCTCGAAGCTTACCACCGTACCATTCAATGGGAATGCAGCTACCATCAGCTGACGGTAGGCATCCTCAGTAATCCATAGAGGTAGAGTGGAAAGCAGAAGGGTCTGTATTTCGTCCATCTTGATTAAGTTTTCCACAAAGGTACATATATATAATAGGTATAGAAAAGACCTTAAAACAATGGATTCGCAAGCATTTTGCACTTGACGACAAGCTTTGCCTTATTCAGATGTCTGACGAGCTGAACCTTCGCTGGTATCGTTTCTGTACCTATATCATATGTACGTGCACCAGAACGCCCGACGCTTGCAAGCGTGACAATGGCGCTACGAGGAACCTTCAGCTCATTAAAAATACTCTCCTCCTCCGCTACATCAACGATAAATGTCTTGCTGCAATCCCAGTATACGCCTCCATTTTCTTCGGTCATTGCAGGCTCGAATGTGAACGGGTCTGCATTGAGAATAATGTTCTTCTCTGAGCCTCCGAGCACAGAAATCATTAAAAGACAGGAAAACTCTTTCATAATGTTAACATTTAGAGTGATTATTGCTAATTTTTGAGTGACAAAGATTTGTACTCAGTATGTATTAAAAATAATTAAACACCCCGTTTTTTTTGGTATTTCCGGGGAGTTTTTGGAAAAAGTCGCTGGCGGTAGCGATAAAAGTTCTTCAGGAGCGCATCAGGGGAAATCGACTTCAGAGCGTATCTCCGGATGAAATTATCTACCACATCCTGGTTCCGCATCGGTCTGCCCAGCTCTTCATTCTCGATCATGATCCGATGAAACTCGAAGTTGAAGAGAAGCCGAATATGCTCTTCTATCCTTTTCGCCGAAGCGCTAGATAAATAGTTGAAGTAAGCAGGATCCTTACCAGGATGTCCATCCATATTAGGGCGCCTGGAAGGCAGATATATTTTGAGATTACAATCCTGCATGACGTCATGGTGAGGGTCTGGCTTGGCCATACAATTCCACACCACATAATACAGATCTGTGGTGTATGGTATTTTTACTCCGCCTGTTTCTGGCTCAATTTCTAGCTTTTTCTGAATGTACTCTGCCAGATAGGGCTCTATTCTGACAGACGCTGTTCGTTTCAAGAGACGTTTTTTCTTTTCCATATCGTTTATGCTTATTTTTGCTTCCTACCGTCCTACAATCCTACAAATTATAGGCTTACGAATGCAAAGATACTAAATTTCAGCGAGTTACGCAAATATTATCAAACATATTTTAGTCCTACACACTCATTTTTTTAGTCTCCTACACGTCCTACAATCCTACAAAATGGGGTATTCTGTAGGATGAAATCTCCTAAAGCGCCAAAATGTAAAAATTTCCTATTTCCTACAACGTCCTACAATCCTACAGCATTTCCTACAAAACAACAAAATCACAAAAACACACATAACATACTGATAATAAGATAAATAGATAATAATAATAGTTTGAAAAGAAATGCATTTGTAGGATTGTAGGATTGTAGGAAGGCATTTTTTCTGAAAATGATTTTCAAAACTTCGTTTTCTCGGTTATTTTTGAAATTTTAGGGGGTACGGGGGATTTTTCGCATCTGAGACACACGAATATGTAAAGAAATACCCACGCTCGCCCTCCCGGGTTTACGTGGGTAAAAATATGCAAAATTCAACTCAATTTTATGCGGAAAATCTTTGGTTTTCTCGATTATTTTTTGTATCTTTGTATCGTTAAATTGGGGTATTGTATACCTAATATAAGGTATTATCTCGGCTCTTGTCAGAACGGGAAATCACCATTCTTGCCCGCGTCTGTCTCATCGAACGGGAGGGAGCCAGGTCTGAATTGCTTAACATCTGCATCAGCTCCTTTTTGGGACTCTGCTGCATTCTGCGCTGCATTATCAGATGATGTGCCATCTCGTCTGAAGTCGATATTGTACATCTCCATAAACTTGTCGTAGTCGATGATAATAGCACTCGTAGACGTAGAACGCTCCATGCGCACTCTCACCATCGTTTCCTGGTCGTCCTGCTTGGCCACCTCGACTGTCTCCTCCCAGGTGAACCTCCTTGAAGGAACAGTTCCAATATATGAAGGATGAGAGCGCAAGTTTTGTTCGAGCGTAGATAACGTTGTATTCTCGCTATTGTACCCACTCCTATCGTAGATGGAATATACGCTGCTCAGGCGCAGAAAGAGAATATGCGTACCAGGATCAAAGCCAAACGTCTTCTTGTCGCCATGGGAATCCTTGCCGGTAACACTCTTAGGCTGCTCGATGAGCATCTCTCGGCCAACGAGTACCTGCTTGGTATCTATCATATTGTTCACAGCATTGAAGAACATAGCAAGCTTATCCGTGCTACGGATCAGAGAAAGCTGGAACTTAATCTTCTCCTGTACTAGTGCAAAAAACTCGTCGTAGGTAAACGGCAGTTTAAGCTTGGAATATTGCTCTACGAGCTTCACCATCCCGAGGAAGAGAGAAGCGGTCTTCATAAGTCGGTCCATCTCTCCGGAATTGATTACATCACTTTTGAGCTCGCTGTACGCCTCCTGTTTGAGAGCACGAAAATGATCCATGACTGCTGGCCTGAGCGACAACACCTCCAGCAATACATTAGATAGCCCTATATTCTTCTCTATATTCTTGAGTTCTTCAAATAGCTTCGTCTCCTCTGGAGTTCTGTTCTTTGGCTTAGGAACCTCGCAGATGATGACACGGCTCATCAGAGCGTTGTCATCTCGCTGAGGGGTCTCCTGGCCACAGATAACCACAGGCGCAAATACCTTATCGTTCTCGATATCTCTTCCAGAGGTTCCACGGCGTTTCTGTTTTCCGTCTCCATCGTATACGATACCCTTCAGAGCCTGAAACTTAGTATCTGAGATATCCTTATTATTGTACTCATCGAGCACGACAGGAACATCACGGAATGTGCCCATGATGGTGCTCATGGCCGCATCAGTACCTGTATTGAGGTTAAATATCGGAATAGTCGGACTTATAAACAGAGAACGGATTGATATTGCAATCTGAGTCTTACCTGAAGACATCGGACCCATAAAGAACGGAGCCGTAAAGAGTCTGTCTAGACAGTGGATATTACTTCTGAAGGCGCACATCAGCGCGAAAACGATTGCCCATTTCCCATTATCATTAATCTTATACACCTTATTCATCAGCGAAGCCCATTGCTCGAACGTGACTTGTTTGTTAACAGGTATGTCTTCATATACGAGCTGAGATATCAATTCGTACTTGTCAGATTGCCTTCCAGATCCGGCGTATATGGTAGAGAATGCAGGGAGGTAGTAATTCATGTGATTATGAGTCACTACGCCCAGCTCATTAACCTTCTCGAACACATATTTGCCGTTTTCGTCTTCATGCGCTATACCGTTTGCAAAGGCGAAAAACTGTTCGTCAGTCTTTCGGCTCATTCCTTCAGACTGCTGATTGCCATAAGTCTGTATCTCGCGGCATTGTACGAAGTGACGACTCATATACTCCTTTATTCGCCTCCACTGCCACTCTTCACCGTCTGTGAAGTTCACGCCTTCGTAGTTGATAAGAACATCCTCGATAGTACTCATCTTCTTCAGGGAACTTGACAGAACCTCAATGTACAATGGCTTGTCGAAATATCTACGATTAACCTTCAGTACTCTCTTATTCTGCTCGAAATCTTCGTTAAAGATATGGAGAAGAGGAACCATATAGAAATCAGCTACCTGCGAGAAGCCTCGCCCGTTCTTATTCTGGAACATGTAGCATACCGGTACGCCCTGCTTATTCAGGCGAGGATAATACTTGCACTCGCGAAACATCTGGGCGTACTCGCCTTCCCTTGCATAGCTAGGAACCTCATCTCCGTCGAAGTCATCATCATACAGATCGTCTTTCAGGGCATTCGCCTTCATAACATTCTTGCGCTTGCTGACGAATGGCTTACGTATCTCATCGAACTGTCCCTTAGATAGGCCCAGTTTACTGCAGTAATGGTTTTTGTTTACTGTGATGACAGTCTCCTCTGCATAACTTGTCAGTTCTATACACCTGGTAATGATCGGAACCTTGTCGCCCAGGAAACCAGACAACAAATCTCCATGTATACGTATATAGAAGTCAATGAAGGATTCTACTTTATCCTCGTGCATTACTCTTATCTGCGAGATTCCTGCCTTAAACATTTCGACCAGAGCGGAGAGGTAGCTACTATCATCACCTGTCGTCGTGTCTATACTGCAGCCGTCTTCAGTAGTGGCTAGATAACAGCAAATGCGACGGAGATTCTGGATATCGGTAGAAGATGGAGTACCTGCTACGTACACTATCGGATTGTCCCCGTAAGACTCCATGAATGTATCGATGGAAGACGTCACGATTGCAGGCTCGTTATTTCTTAGATTATCTTTCAGATCATCGAGCCCAAATATACCCTGCTGCATATCCTCTTTCCTGACGCCCTTGACATTACGCCGAATATCCCGAACTTTATCTTCCAGGATAGTCATCTTTGTATCGAAGTCCTTAGTCATGCTCTTCATATACTCAAGACGCAGTCCGGCGTCCTGCACGCATGCTACTAGGTTAGCGATAGTATTCATGGCTGAAGCGATTGTAGCCTCGTCCTTGCATCCGCGAGGGACCAGCATTCTTTTCATCGCCTTAGGGAATGTTTCTGTCGCGTCGATTAATTTCTGCTTTACTCCATCCTTGCAGAGCTGGCCGTAGCTGTCTGGATCATATCCCTTCGGCAAGCGAACGCACCTGACGCTCGCTCCTGCCGTCAATAACAGTTCACTATTCTTGACGGCAGCTTTAATCCCTGCGCTGTCCGCATCGTAGATCATTACAACAGACTTGGTGAAGCGCATGATGAGTCTTACCTGATCGTCTGTAAATGCCGTCCCCGATCCGCCGATGACGTTCTCGACCCCATATTTATGCAGAGTAATAACATCGAACTGCCCCTCTACGAGATAAGCGAAACCCTCTTTCGCTATCGCCCTTTTCGCTTGAAATAATCCAAAAATATGTCGACCTTTTCTGAAAATGGGCGTCTCTCCGGTATTGACGTACTTACCGATTTTATCATTCGGAGTGACAATTCTTCCGGAAAACGCAACGACTCTTCCAGACACGTCGTAAAACGGGAACATCACGCGGTCTCTGAAGAAGTCATAGTTTCTCCCGTCTTGAGACTTGCCTACGACTCCAACATCTTCCAATATCTGCAGACTGTACCCATTCTCCACGAGATACTTCATCGCTACATTACCATTCGGAGCGTACCCTACTCCATATTCTGCAAGCACCTTATCTGTATAATCGTAACCGCGTTTTTTAAGGAAGCTCTCCGCTTGAGATATATTACCCTGGTAGAACTTTGCTGCAGCAGCAATGGCTATACGGCGAGACTCAAGCAATTTGTATGCAGCATTTTCTTCCGGAGTAGATTCCTGCTCCGGAAACTCAACATCTGCGAGCTTGCAAGCTATTCGCAATGCTTCGTTAAAAGTTATCTGATTGTATTTCTGCAGAAAGTCCAGGACGTCTCCATGTTCGCCACACACGAAACAATGATACGTCTGTCTAGCCTTGTTAACCATCATCGAAGGATGGCTGTCATTGTGGAACGGACAGATTCCCTTATAATTAATGCCTGCCTTCTGAAGATTAATATAGGCGCCTATTACATCAACAATATCAAGTTTACTCTTGACATCGCTAATGAAGTCTGAGTTGATTTTCATATTTCTTATTTTATTAGTCGAATAGATTGAGCTGTAGAGAATCGAATGCTTCAGATATCGTAATATTGAAGTATGCTGCCACAGCTTTATATTCTTCTGGTTTTATAGCCTTACGACCGAAGAAAATATCCCAGTATCTTACCTGGTTAATACCAGTCTCCTTAAAAAAGAACTTGCTTGGATGGAAGTCCTCAAGATGACGGAAGCGATACTCAAGCAACTTCTTCAGGCGATTCTCCTTAACAACCTGATGTTTGTCGTCCAACCTATGGCGAAGCGCATATAACCGAACGGCCATTACGGAACGATTGAGTTGTCGGGCCATATCCTCAAGACTCATTCTTCCGTAATTCTCCACCAGGTATGCAATTTCGTTTTTGTTCCATTTTCTGTTACTCATAATCACATATTGGTCTATTAATATACTCGACATATCTCTTTAACTTGAGACAGAACCGGCCATTAATGCAAGTTCTGCCTTCTTTGTAAATAACGCATTTCTCAGGCATAAGCTATTTTGTTTTTATATGCTCCAGGTAATATGCTGCCACCTGTATTAGTGATCTTAGCTGGAGCTTAGCCTTAATATTCTCCCTATGCCGTTGCACGGTTTTGACAGATATATAAAGACGGTCTGCGATCTCCTGTGCGCGCAAGCCTTTAGATATAAGTTCCACTATATCTAACTCACGATCAGTAAGCTTAGAGTCTAACTTAGGCTTGCAGATGACGCCCTCCATTCTGCATTCGCCACGCAGCGGACACTTAACCTCCTCAAAATGAAAGAAACCGTCTGCATCGATATCGGGAGTATGTGCATCATATTCACCGAAATTACATCTGCAGAACCTAGACACAATGTTGAATTCGTACACCTTGCGATTTAGCTCGCTCGCCGTATACAGATTACACAGAGCCTTGAAGGCCTGGGGATATCTAGTCTTAATTAAATCCAGCATCTCCTCGATGACTTCACGGCTGTCGGATGTTAGTTCCCGAACTGGTTTGCCCAGTTGCTTATACATAACATCACCTTCTGGCGTATTATAAAATTCGACTGACTCCATACTTACTCCTCCGGGAAAAGTTCGCTCTCCTGCATACCTAGATACTCAGCGACAATTCCTCTGCATAGAGCGTTCGGCTTGGATTTGCCCTGAATCCATCTATAGACGGAATTATTAGATACCTTGCATTTCTCTGCAATCGCTTCCACGACCTTACAACGAGGGTATGGAAGACTTTTCATGTACTCACTAAAACCCATATTTTTAAAATTTTTGTTTGAAATCATCATTATGTGCGATATTTTTTGTATATTTGCACCGTGAGAATTATTAACACGCTGCAAATATATAACATTTCGGCGATATTACCAAACATTTCGCTGATTATTTTTATATTTTTCAGCATTTTGTTCGAAATAATAGATTATGAGTATGGAAGAAGTAACAGAAACTATCAATGAGCGCGTAAACAGCATCATCGAGAAAGAGGGTCACACCATCGCTACATTCGCTAAGAAGATCGGTGTGCCATGGACAACAATCAAAAACATCGTATCTGGGCGAAATGCTCCTAGTTACGATATTATCGTGAAGATCATTAATGCCGTTGACTGGGTAGACGCTAACTATCTAATCATGGGAGAGGAACTCACGAAAGGTAATCAGGGAAACCTGTTGACAATCGTTGAGAGACAGAACAAGACTATCGAGAGCCAACAGAAGACTATCGATAGGCTTACCAAAAAGATGTTAGAAAACTAAGATTTTATTGCACCGTTTTGTGAAAAATGAGCCATTTTACCAAACATTTGTTTTACTGTAATCACACAACTGTTTGAGTATCTGCAACTTGTTTGATACGCAACTCGGTGCATTTTCGGTGTTATATATGTAAAAATCAGAAAAGTCCTAGTTGATTATCAGGCAGTTATAACGTATCATGCCGACATATAAAACCGGTTATTTTTTTCACTGCAAGATGATAGGAAGCTTTCAGAGCGCCTTCGCTTGTTGACAGTACCTTGCTCATCTCTGAATATTTCATATTATCATAATATTTTAGAGTGAAAACTGTGCGCTGTACATCGGGCAGTTGGGCTACAGCCTCTTGCAATTCTGCCTGAATCTGGTCTCCATCAAAATAATCGTCTGCCAGAAGACGAGAAGCTAAGCTCGGTTCGTCCTCGGTACTGACATTAACCATTTGTTTCTTGCGTCTCAAGAAATCAAGCGCTTCGTTAACGGCTATACGATAAAGCCATGTTGAAAGCGAAGACTTTCCCTGAAACGAATCCAGATTGGTCCAAGCCTTGACAAAGGCATTCTGCAACACATCATCAGCATCATCATGATCTATAACGATATGGCGAACCTTCCAATACAACGACTCGCTATACTGACTGACCATTACAGCAAAGCCTTCGCGTTGGGTCTTAGGATCCTTGAGCATCGCCAAAAGTTCTTTATCCTTCATCATTGCTTTTATAAATGTGTTGTTTATAGATATTTCCTCAACATATCGAATATTACCGCATCAAATCCATACACATCAGAATATTCAGCTATTCTGCCTCCCGCAAACGGATAGAGCGTATAATAGGTTATGAAGAGAGGTACTTGTGGATTCACTTTAACGTTGCTCACAACAAGTTTTTTATTGGCAAGCGAATCTGCAGTCATCGAATAGTATATTTTTTCCTTCAGTTTCTTATTTTTATCAGCCAACAGGAAGACTGCGAAATCGTAAGGTTTTTCTATTCTGACGCATCCGTGTGAAACGCCCCTATCTTCTCGTCCGAACACACCCTTGCTGTTAGTATCATGCAAGAAGACCGAGAAATTATTATCAAAACGGAAGATGATTCTTCCCAAAGCATTACCCTTTCCTCCCCGCTGTGCAATACCGTAAGCTCCAGAAAGAAGCATGGAACGAGTCACACTGTTAAGATCAACTTCCTTACCAGTTGCCACTTCCCTCACATAGTAGTTGCGCGAATGAAAGTAAGCATGATTACCCACACGATGCATCATATCATGGATAACGATGCTACGGGGTACAAACCACTGGGGATTCAGCTCCATACGTTTGATATGACTGTTCAAAATCGGCGTCTTAGTCTTATTAGCTCCACATCCTATACGCATCGAGAGCGTATCCTGATGATCGATAGCCATCAGATGAAACGATGGAATATTCACGACTACGTATTTTTCGTGTTGCCAAGGATTATCATACTGTCTCCAGCGGCATCGTTCCATATTGCAAATGATTTTATTTCTCATGGCTTTGCTCAAGCCACCAGCCTTCAATTTCTCCATCAGCTGATAATAGAAAGGATTCTTTGGCTGCACTTCCTTCAAGAAGGAAGCCAAAGAGTCACATCTGATCATTTGCATAGCCTTAAGATAAAATGCATCATCAGCATGTGCCATTTTCACATCAAACAGACCTCTGAACCGTACAGGTCGCTTGGTACTATCATAAGGATTGGGAGCAAGAGTATCTAAACGGTTGAAAACAAAACTAGGATTCATAAATCCAAAATTCTGCCCCATCGTATATCTGAAGTAAGCTTTGGTCAAGCGATACTCCAGTCGGGCTATCACTTGATTTATCTGATTATCAGCTGAATCTAGATTTAAATCTCGTAACCTGTCAATATCTCGGGCAATAGCATCCACATAGAACCGACGTTTATTAAATCCCATATCCGTTACGGAACGCAGGCAAGTCACCAGAGAGTCAGCCTGACTATTTACCCCATGACGTGTAATCCAAAGCAGACTACCTTTATTCTGGTAATATCGACGGGTATGCAAATCGGCAGCATGACGATCTTTGTCGTTTCGCATGATACTATCCAACAGATTTCTTATAACCTTTGAATTAATAGCATAAGCCGAAGAACGAGAGTTTTTGAACTCATCTAACGATAAATGAGAATTGCTGTTTGGTACTTTGTCGTGGCAAGAACAGAACATCAAACAGCAAAAAATGATAAGTAACGAAGTATGAAAGAGCTTCACTTTCTGATTAAAGTTTAACGGCATTCTATGGCCTCTTCAATATCATTAATGCTTCACGCAAATTTTGCGCGTAAAGCTATTCCCCACCTTTACAATATAGATACCATCAGCCAGCGGCACGTTTACTCTCTTGTCATTACCTTCTATTCGGAAAGTCTTAATTGTAACACCTGCCACATTATATATTCTCACCACCTGTCCGCTAGCGCCTGTGATATGCATCACACCACCAGCATAGTTCAAGTTGATGTCTGCCACATCTAAGTCTGCCCATTCTATATTTCCCTCGTTAGCCATAGCAACAGAAGGTATAGAAAGTGCAAACATTGCAATTGCTAATATCGAAAGTAAAGTTCGTCTCATAAATTTCCAAGTTTCGTTATAACCTATTGTTCTTTCTGCAAAGATATATAAAAAAAAGGAAACTTACCATCTTCCCGACGATAAGTTTCCTAAAAATTAGCTTTTTTAACCTTTCATCAGGAAAAAAGAACCTAATTCACATTATTTTCTAAAACAACCACCACTTTACATGATGCCATCAGCGCGAAGTTTCTGCTGCCATTTCCATGCAGAAGCCAACACGTCCTCAAGCTTAGCCTCAGCCTTCCAGCCGAGCACCTTGTTCGCCTTGGTGCAATCGCCCCAAATCTTCTCAATATCGCCCTCTCTTCGTGGACCATACTTCCAATTCAGTTTTACACCAGTAGCCTTTTCAAAAGTCTCAACAATCTCGAGTGTTGAGTTTCCATTACCTGTACCGATATTGAAATATTCAATAGGCTCTGTTTCCTTATCAAGAACACGTGCCATTGCTGCTACGTGAGCCTTTGCCAAGTCTACAACATAAATGTAGTCGCGGATACAGGTTCCATCAGGAGTATCATAATCATTACCAAAGATAGTGAGTTCCTTGCGGATACCCATAGCTGTCTGAGTAACATATGGAATCAAATTGTTTGGCACACCATTTGGCAACTCACCGATTTCTGCAGAAGGATGTGCACCGATAGGGTTGAAATATCTCAATACAATGCTCTTGATGGCTGCACCACTATGGATATAATCTGCAATAATTTGCTCATTGATTTCCTTAGTATTGCCATAAGGTGAGGTAGCCTTCTGATGAGGAGCCTCTTCTGTTACAGGCAAATTCTCTGGCTTCGGTTGACCATAAACGGTACAAGAAGAAGAGAAGATGATACCCTTCACCTGATACTTTGGCATAAGTTCCAAGAGATTGATAAGCGATACGATATTGTTGCGATAATACAACAATGGTTTCTGTACGCTCTCGCCTACCGCCTTGCTGGCAGCAAAATGAATAATACCCTCAATATCAGGATACTTCTGGAATACAGCCTCGGTAGCAGCCTTGTCGCGCAAGTCAACCTGCTCAAAAGCAGGACGAATGCCTGTAATCTTCTCAATGCCATCGAGTACTTCAATCTTTGAGTTTGAGAGGTCATCTACAATAACAACATTGTAGCCAGCCTGCTGCAACTCTACAGTAGTATGGCTACCAATGAAGCCTGTACCGCCTGTAACAAGAATAGTTTGTTTCATAATCAAATATAGTTAGTTTGAAGAATTATTTTATTTCTTCTGCAAAAGTACTGCAAAAATCTGAAAAACAGAAAGATTTTTCAAAAAAAACACTTTTTTCCTTTGTTTTATCTATTATTTATACTATCTTTGCAGAAGATAAATAGTAAAAAGGCTCTAAGAAAATGGAAAAAAACATGAAACATTATAATATAGAACAAGACATGAGATATTTGCAGTTGCTCTCTCAGTCGTTCCCTACTATAGCAGAGGCGAGCACCGAGATTATCAACCTGCAAGCCATCCTCAACCTGCCAAAGGGTACCGAGCATTTCCTTGCCGACATCCATGGTGAGTATGAGGCCTTCCTGCATGTTCTGAAAAATGCATCAGGAAATATCAAGCGTAAGGTAAACGAACTCTTCGGCAATACCCTCCGCGAACAGGAGAAGCGAGAGCTCTGTACTCTTATTTATTATCCTGAACAGAAACTGGAACTCGTCAAGCAGAATGAACCAGATATCGATGACTGGTACCACATCTCCTTACATCAGCTGGTGGCAGTATGCCGTGATGTTTCCAGCAAATATACCCGAAGCAAGGTACGCAAGTCACTGCCATGCGATTTCTCTTACATTATCCAGGAACTTTTGCACGAGCATACTGAAGATCATGACAAGGCTGCCTATGTCAATGTCATTGTTGATACGATTATCAGCACAGGCAGAGCTGATGATTTCATTATCGCAATCGCCAAGGTTATCCAGCGTCTTGCTATTGACCAGCTCCATATTTTGGGCGACATCTACGATAGAGGTCCGGGTGCTCACATCATTATGGATCAGATGCGCCACTACCATAGCTGGGATATTCAGTGGGGTAATCACGATGTACTATGGATGGGAGCAGCTGCCGGCAATGATGCCTGTATCTGTAATGTGATTCGTCTTTCCTTGCGTTACGCCAACCTCTCTACAATAGAAGAAGGCTATGGCATCAACCTCGTGCCGCTCGCTACTTTTGCGATGGAAACCTACAAGGATGATGAATGCAAAGAATTTCTGCCTAAACTCAGCGGAGGTGCAGCTGCAATGGATGAAAAGACCCAACGGCTCACCTCTCAGATGCACAAGGCTATAGCTGTCATCCAGTTTAAATTAGAGAGCCAGCTCTTTAAGAAGCACCCGGAATGGAAGATGAAAGGACGCTGTCTCTTTGACCATATCGATTACAAGAAGGGCAAGGTAGAGATTGACGGAAAAGAGTATGACATGACTTCCTGCCACTTCCCAACCATCAATCCGGACAATCCAGACAAACTATCTGAAGAAGAGGAAATTCTGATTCATAAACTGCATCATTCGTTTATGGTCTGCGAGAAGCTGCACAAGCATATCAAGGTTA